GTGGTCATCTGCTCCTGCCCGGCGATGTACCCGCCGCTCTTGCGGATGCTGGGCAAAACTTCGGAGGTGACCCAACGCTTGAACCGCTGCGCACCTTCCAGCTTGCTGCTGAAGATCAGGCTGTAAAGGCCACTCTCGTTGATGATGGTGGTCTCTTTCTCTCCGAACTGGGTGGTGATTCGCCACCCAGCTTTGTCCTGCTCGTCAACGTGGGACTTGAGTGCGTTTACGGTGTCCTTGTACCCCAGCGCCAGTGCCACGTCCTTGCCTACAAACCAAGGCTCACCGTTCTGCTCAAGGGTGCGGATGCTCCCGAACTCGGGATTGTTGAAGATCTGAATGTCAGTCATTGTTGTTATTCTCCATCTGTCGCATTTCATGCGACATTTTAGGCAAAGAAAATCCTGCAGCTCTCCTCTGCGGTCAGGTGCAGTTCTTTTGCGATTGCTTCGGCCTCACCGATGGTGAAAGATTGGCCTTCTACCGCCAGTTTTCGGTACATGGTTGCGGGGTGGATGCCGATGGCTTCCGCCAGCTTCTCCGTCGATATGCCGTGCTCTACCATGGCCGCTTTGAGTTTCAATACGTTCATCCGCGTTCACCTTCTTTCCGTCGCATCCCGTGCGACAACTGCATTGTACCAGTCACCCGCAGCAAAGTCAAGAGAAAAATCGCATTTTGAGCGACAAATTTTGAAAATCGACAGATGACTGTTGCAAATTTGCGAATTTTATGTATAATGGGACATGTAAAGGAGAATACGGCTATGAAAGTTGGAGACCGCATCCGTGCAAAAAGACAAGACTTAGGGATGTCCGTGGACGAACTGGCCGCGCGGCTGGGGAAGAACCGGGCGACCATGTATCGCTATGAGAAAGGTGATATCGAAAACATGCCGGTGAACGTGCTGGAGCCCTTGGCAGAAGTATTGCAAACCACCCCGGCGTATCTGATGGGCTGGACTCCAGATGACTATGATTGGGAGCGAGATTTGGATCATCGCTTGGACAGCGTCTACGGCCCTCGCTGGGACGCTGTACTGAAAAACTGCGGTGGGGATTACTCCAAGGCGTGGCAGGCATGGAAAGATATTGACCGGGAACAGGCCGAGGAAGCTCGGAAGATGTGGCGTGTTGATCAGGAAGCTACGCTGAAAAACAAAAACGCCCCCGTGGCGAAAAGCCACGAGAGCGTTGACTGGAAGCGGAGAGTGGGAGCCATACCGTGTAATGCTGCCCAGGTAGCGCCGCTGCTGGGGACAGTCCGGGCGGGGCTGCCCATGTATGCCGAGGAGAACATTGAGGGTTATATTCCGATCCGGCAGACCGACGGTGCAAAATATTTTTGGCTGAACATCCGGGGCGATAGCATGAACGCTGCGGGGATGAATGATGGCGATCAGATCCTGGTGCGCGAGCAGCCTGAAGTGGAGAATGGCGAGATCGCGGTGGTGCTAGTGAACGGCGACGAGGCCACGGTAAAGACCTTCCGGCAGGAGGGGAACCTTGTGATCCTGACACCCCGTAGCTCCAACCCGGTGCACCAGCCGCAGGTGTATGACCTGAAGAAAACGCCGGTGCAGGTTCTGGGCCGGGTGATCGAGTGCCGGAAGGTCTACTGACCTCCCTCCCGAGGCGTGGGCAACCTGAAACAAAGCATACAAAAATTCCTATAAACCCTACGCGGGCGGGCATCAAGCGTGCCCTCGCGTGTATGTATTCTTATTTTCTTCTATTCAGGGTCAGGATAAGAGTTTGAGTATGTTTCAGTATGTTTTGCCCAAAAACCCGCATGAATACTCACTTTTTCGTGACTACAAACGTTGCACAGGTTTGTATTGCACTGAATGTTGCAAGCAACTAAAATTTTGTTGCATGGGTGACGACCTGCTGCCCGTGCCTGAAATGCAAAAACGCCCCCGGTGTTGGCGCACCGAGAGCGTTTAGATAGATCAGGCTCACCCGGAAGGTGATGCACAGACCAGACATCTGTATTGTAGCACCTTCGGCTGGGCTTGTCAAAGTGTACCTGTCTTTCGGAGGTGTTTATATGGGAAAAAGAACAAATACGGCTGTCTGGATGGAAAAGCAGCAGCGCTGGCAGATCAAAGTGCAGAAGAACGGGGAGCGGAGAGCGTTCACGTCAGCTACACCGGGCAGGACGGGACAGCGTGAGGCAAATCGCAAAGCCGATGCCTGGCTGGATGACGGCATCTCAAATACGCGGGTGCTGGTGGAGAATGTTTACGTGCAATGGATCGGGGAGCTGAAGCTGACGACCAGCCGCTCGAACTGGGAACCGGTAGAAAGCCGCTGGAAAGTTTGGGTTAAACCGGTAATCGGTCGCCGCCGGGTTGAAGATCTGACCGAGGCGCAGATGCAGACTGCCGTGAACCGGGGTTATGCGGGTGGCTTGAGCCGAAAATATCTCCGCTCCATGTGCGCTGATCTCCGGGCGTTCTGCAAGTGGATGAGGCTGGGCAAAATGTCCACGTTATACCCGGAATCGCTACACGTGCCGAAGGGGGCCAGATCGAGGGAAAAGACCATCTTGCAACCGGAAGATCTGAGAAAGCTCTTTGCCATTGATACCACCCTATGGCGCGGGGTGGTCGTGCCAGATCCTTATATCAACGCATACCGGTTCAGCGCGGTCACCGGGATGCGCCCGGGGGAGATGATCGGCCTGCGTTGGAGGGACGTAAAAGGCTCTGTGATCCAGATTCACCGGGCCATCAATTCCAGAGGGGAAGTGACCCGGGGCAAAAATGACAACGCCCTTCGTGCGGTGCAGTTGACACCGACGGCGGAGGAGATTCTGGCTGCGCAGCATCTGCTGACAGGTGGGTCAGACTCAGTGTTCGACATCAACTCAGAGAGCACCTTCCGACACCGCTGGAAGCGCTACTGTGAGGTCAACGGGCTTTCCTACGTTCCTCCATATAATCTGCGGCATACCTTTGTGAGCATGGCCAAGACGCTACCGGAAGGTGCTGTAAAGCCTTTGGTCGGTCACTCCCGCCAAATGGACACTTACGGTATCTACGCCCATCTGATCGAGGGCGAGGAAAAGGAGACCACTGCTGCGCTGGAATCAGTGCTTCAGAAAATACTGCGGTAACCCACTTTAGTAACCCACTTTTTCTGGTAAAGCGTGAGCATCAAACGCCACCGGTGGATATCGGTTTTTCAAAACGGCGTATTTTCGTCAAAAATGCTACGGCGTATCCTCCCACGGCAGCCCTTGACCGGGTTCGAGTCCCGTATCCTGCTCCAGAAAATAGCGCTCCAACGTGTGGTAAAGAACATGTTGGGGCGCTTTGCATTTTGATGCACTTTTGGCGGGCGGCTTGTGCTTTGCCCGAAAATATGGTTCAATAGAGGAAAACAGACGGGAACGCACAGTGAACAAGAAAAAACGAGGTGGACACAATGAATCTGAAAGAAGCATTCCGCTATCAGAACAAGCTGCAGGCCCTTTTGGACGAGGCTCAGGGTATTCTGGACTGCGATTCCAACGTGACGAATGTAGCCAACACCTATCTGCGCCACAAGGTCATGGCAGAGGCTGAGGACGAGACGATCCTGGACCTGCCCCAGACCGAATATGCCCAGCAGATCACTGATATTGCCCGGTTCATGCTCTATCTGCTGGAGGAGAAGGGCCGTCTGTTCGCTGCCATCCGCAAGGCAAAGGATGCGCTGGACATGGATATGGACAGCGAGGTCAGCCTGAACGCTGCGCGGCAGAGCGTGGCGCGCACTTTCAAGCGAATGAATGACCTGCGCAGCTCCGAGCAGCTGCTTTCCGGCGGCGGCACCGGCTACCGTTTCAATGCGGAGGGCAACCAGATCGCCTACCGCTGTGATGTGAAGCGGGTGACCACCATCAACTATGACCGCAAGGTCATCCACGCTGCTCTGGGCAAGCTGAATCGGCAGGCGGACGAGACATCCAACCGGATTGACCTGTGCCTTGTGACCTCCCGGGTGGACTATGCAGTCCCCTTTGATGTGAACGCCAGCTTTGCCGAAGCATTTGAGACCTATCTGGAAAGCACCAATGCCTGAATGAACGCTCCACCGGCCATTTTGGGTGCGGCAAGCGCCGGGGACGCGGCTGCCGGTTCAGGTGCAGATGAACGATAACGCTGCACAGTTCCGCAAGGAAGTTTCGGTCCGGTTCACCTTACGAGCCAGCATCATTGAAAAAATCTTGCGTTCGGCTTTTCCGCCACCGCCAGACGTTTCTTCGCCGAAACCGTCCTTTGCCCTTTCCCGCATTCCTGCTTTTGTGCTTACGTCTCCATGGGCAGGCAGGCAAGCCACCCTTTCTGAATTTGTCCCGCAGACTGCTGCGGGAGCATTTTTCCGCCTGCGGGGCGGGTGCACTGCATCCCCCATTTTGCAGGCAGAGCAAATGGCAGAAGCTGCCCTGGATGCTTGCCGCACCCAAAATGGCCGGTGCAAAACCGGAGGGATAAGCGATGAAGAATTGCAGCCCCGGCAGTTTTTTACCGCCGGGGCTGCAATTCTTGGAGGGAGTCGTTCGTATTCCAGACAAAGCAACTGAATTTAGACAAAGACGAGGTATGATCATGTCAACCAAACCGATTCGTCCCACTGCCGCAAATTGCATTGACCTGAGTGCAGCAGCGCTTCATATCATTGCCATGACGCTGATGCTGATGGATCACCTGTGGGCGACCCTTCTGCCGGCGCAGGACTGGCTGACCTGTGCCGGGCGGCTGGCGTTCCCTATCTTTGCTTTTATGACAGTGGAAGGCTACTTTCATACCCGGAATCTGAAGCGTTATGCCCTGCGGCTGCTGTTGTTTGCACTGCTTTCAGAAGTGCCCTTTGATCTGATGTATGGCGGGACATGGTTCTACCCGGTGCATCAGAACGTGATCTGGACGCTGCTGCTGGGGCTTCTGGGGGTGCATCTGATGGAAACGGTGCGCAAAAAGCAAAAGCTCTGGGTCTCGCTGCCGGTGTGCGCCGCAGTGGCAGCAGCAGGGGCGCTGCTGGGAACGCTGGGCATGACGGATTACTACGGTGCCGGTGTGCTGACCGTGTTCGCTTTTTACATTTTCCGGGGCCGGAAATGGTGGTGCCTGCTGGGACAGGTGCTGACCCTGTACTGGATCAACGTGGTGCTTCTGGGCGGGCTGATGTACCCCATCCGGCTGTTCAGCATGGAGTTTGAGTTGTGTCAGCAGGGGCTTGCGCTGCTGGCGCTGGTGCCCATCTGGCTGTATCGCGGGCGGCAGGGCTGCCACAGCAAACCGTTCCAGTATGCCTGCTACGCCTTTTACCCGGTACACATGCTGCTGCTTGTGCTGGCGCTGAATTTCGTGAATCGATAAGAACGTAACTGTTATCCCTGCGGGCTATGGATGCCCGCAATCTGATGGTATCCCGGGTGGGATTTATTCTGCACTTTCCTGAGTCTGCTCTGTGGGCCTGATGGTCTTGACCCGCAAGGTGAAATACAGAAGATGGCAGACCCACACCACTGCAATGCAGATCCTGCCGATGGGAGCATTTTTCATACAAAGAAAACCGATCGCCATGACAGTGGTGACCATTGCAATGATCTTGCATTTTGTTCCTGCTGTCATGGCTTTTTTCTGAACAAAGCTGTCCAGATGCTTTTTGTACCGTGGTATACTGAATGGAACACCCGCAGGAGGTAAAATGCCCCATGAAAAAAGATAAATCGTTCCGCCCGGACCGGGTCCTCTCCTATTTCAGGGTGGAGTGGTTCCCGCTGCTCCTTGTGACCCTTTCGGGCCTTGTCTATAACATCGGTCTGCTGGCCGCGCCGTGGTTCGAGGGCCGGTTGGTCCAGTGCCTGGCGGATATCCTGGGCGGCAATGAGACTGCTGCCCAAATGGCGCTGCTGGTGCTGGCCTACATTGCAGTCACACTGCTGGTGCAGGCGGCGCGCTTCATCAAACGCTTTTATGTGCGCCGCTTCGCCAACAACATCAACCGCCGGATGAAGGGCATCCTGTACGCCAATCTGGTGCGGCAGAGCCGGGCAACGCTGGAAAAAGAGGGGGCCGGTGAGCTGATGACCAAGGCCATCGCCGATGTGGACGACTGCGTGGAGGGAATGCGCAAGTTCACCACGGAGGTGTTCGACACCGGTGTGGCGCTGGCGGGCTATGCGGTTATGCTGCTGGTGTACGACTGGCGGCTGGCGATCCTGGGCCTGCTTTTTACTCCGGTGTCCTATGTCTGCGCGGCAGGGATGAAAAAGCCGGTGCAGCGCGCCGGTGCGGCCTATAAAAAGGCCGCCGGTGCCCTGAGCAGTGCCACGCTGGACCGTGCCCGGAATGCCGTGACCTACCGCATCTACGGCTGCGAGGAGGCCCGGATGGAAAAATACGAGGAGGCCCTGAGCCTTTCCGAAAAGACTGCCGTGCGGAACAACGTGTGGCAGTCCGCTCTGCCGCCGCTTTATCTGGCGGCATCCGAGGCAGGAACCCTCTTCATCCTGTGGTTCGGCGCAAAGAATGTGCTGGGTACTGGCTGGAGCAGCTGGGATATCGCCGCCTTCACCACCTTCCTCTCCTGTTTCACCAAGCTGGTGGTCAAATCCTCCAAGGTGGCCAAGCTCTTCAACGCAGTGCAAAAGGCAGAGGTCTCCTGGAAGCGCATCAGACCCCTGATGAAAACGCCCGAGCAGCTGGATGCCCTGCAGATCCCGGCGGCACAGGATGTGACGCTGAAAGAACTCGCCTTCTCCTATGGCGAAGAGCCTGCCTTCTCCGGCCTGAGCCTGACGGCCCACCCCGGCGATATCATCGGCATCACCGGCCCGGTCGCCTGCGGAAAATCCACCCTTGGCCGCGTATTCCTCTGCGAAGCGCCCTATCAAGGCTCGGTCTGCTTTGGCGGCAGAGAGCTTTCCACCCTGACCCCGCGCCAGATCGCCGCCACGGTCGGGTATCTGGGCCATGACCCGGAACTGAGTGCCGACACCGTGCAGAATAATGTCCTCTGCGGCAGCGAGCAGGATACCATGCCGTGGCTTGCAGCTGCTGCCCTGAAGGAGGAAGTGCTGGCCATGGAAAAGGGTACGGAGACGGTCATCGGCAGCGGCGGCACCCGCCTTTCCGGCGGGCAGGCACAGCGTCTGGCATTGGCCCGGACGCTGGCCCATCCCCGCCCAGTGCTGGTGCTGGATGACCCCTTCTCGGCTCTGGATCGCAGCACTGAGGATGCGATCTTTGCCGAGCTGCAGGCGTATGCCAGGGATAAGGTGGTGTTCCTGATCTCCCACCGGCTGTACCATTTTCCGCAGATGCAGCAGATCATTTTTATGGAGGGCGGCAGGACCACCGTTGGCACCCACGAGGAGCTGATGGCAGCGGTTCCGGTC